CATGATACCAATGAGTATGTATATGCCTAGCACACCCATTGAAGCATAAAATAATCTGACCAGAAAATCGTCAGGCATAGTAGACGGTATTCTATTATTAAATGCCTCACGACAAGCTTCTCCTGTAATCGGGTTTCCATTATGAATTGGTTTAAAATCACACGAATTCATATTTTTTAAATCGGTCGTTGTTACATGTCTTGTTTCAGTCCCCGTATTATTATTCACATCAATCGTTTCTAATGTTATTTCCTCACATTCTGGTTGAGAACCAGACACAAATGCTTGAAATATTAACATTGGATTTAATGCAGATACATTACTTAAAGTTCCAGGAACTAAACCTTCAAACTCGCCAAAATTCATATTCATTCCACTACTGATAAATGGAATAGACCCGTTCGGCACATTATTAATATACACATATCGGTCCACTATCTTTTTTGATTTTTTGTCTTTACAAGTAGCAGCAGTCTTTAAAAAAAATTTATTCCCTAATGGTTTACCTGTAGATGACGCGTTACCTTTGCCAGTTACTAATAATTCTACATAATTTATTAAACCACCTACATCTGCCGCAATAGTGGATATAGAACCATTTGAGCTCATTCCCATTTGTCCAGGTGATTTAATTTGTTTCCAATATTGATAATCAGGTCCTAATATTCTTTGTTCGACACCTTTGACATCATCTAAAACTTCTTCGAAAAAATTACCAGTTGACATTATATTATATATATATTTACATATATAAAATAAAGTATTATACATTACATGTTAAACGTGCTTGGATTTTTATCAACCAATGCCTGGTTTTTTTGAGAATCAGCATTTGAGGAAGGCGACATAGACGCTAATAAACTTTTAATAGTTTTGGTATTTTTATCAATTGTATCTGTGTTTATCTTCACTTGACTAGATATATCAGATATTTTATCAACTTGTTGCTTTAATACTTCTATATTAGCAGCATTTTTTTTTGCTAAAATCAGAGGATCATCCGAATATGGTTGATATGTTCCAGTTGCTCCCTCGATTAGAGATTGTTTAGTAAGATTTTTAATAAACGAGAATAGGATTAATAATGTAAAAAACATGGTTATGATTTGAACATAAAACATGTTTATCTATATATTATTGGTATTTTATTTGTAAATTAGTTTAGTTTTTGGTGTTTATTGGTATTTATTGGTATTTATTCAAGTCAAATATGTCATTTTGTTGCTAGTTAATTTTCTTCCTTTACTATATATATTAAAATGTCTAAACCCACTAATTTTAATTATTCCAATAATTTAATATCATCACGACAACCTATGGTTGATTTAAAAGGCATCTCTAATAATGGGATGCCCCCAACATCTGCCGGAGTAATGGCTGGATTAACTAGACCGAATACAAATTTGGGACATGCGCCACAAACCAGTGATCTCGACAATTACAATAATGCTCAAAATTACATAGGTCCTTTCGCGAGACCCTACCCTATGAAACATTGGAGAAGACAACTCAGTGTAAATAGCTCAGGTAGGCAAAGTGGAAGAAGCTCTGCTTCTATAAGTGTAGTGGATAGACCAGGAGGAACTGTATTTAGGGGATATACTGAAGAAAACGATTGTTCGTGTGATGGTAGTGGTAATTTATATATCACATTTGATAACAAATTTTTACAATCTAACAGTAAAAGTATTAAACCACCTGCTTCAATTGGTATAGCGCCAGGAACAATCAATAACAAAATTCAAAATAACGGGGCTATTCAAATAGGACCCATTGATGTATCAGGTAGCTATCAAATTCAAACAGGTATTTATACGACCAAAAGAATATGCGATACACCAGAAAATAATGTGATTAAATCGGCTGTTACATTATTAAGCAAGTCCTATTATAGTGATAATAAAGCTTACTTAAAAGCACGTTGTAAAACGTATGGGCAAAAACAATCTATCCAAGAAATAGCCGGAAATACATATGATTCTAGTATTATTGGGGAAAACTCTACCGAATTCAATACCAATAATTGTACAAATCCTTACCAAACCGGAAGACAATGTAGCAATACTACCATATATAAACCTAGTAATAGTCAGTTTGCGGTTCAAGGAGCAGTAGATAATGGAACAAGATTGGCTAAACTAAAATACGATACCATTACTAAAAATGGCGCTTCTTTCAAAACTGCGTTTGGTGAGGCAGCTGCTAATGCGGGCAAGTATCAAGGTGGATACAATGGTTCAGCGTCTTATTTCTTAAAAACGAAGTATAATCCTACGCTAGCCTGGAAAAGAAATGGACAAAAAACTATCTGCTCAAATGGAAATACAAATTGTGGTCCTGGTCCTACACAAGTATTATCTTCCTTTTGGAGTATGTGAAAAAATTGATTTATTATAACATTATATTAGCGATAGAAAGAGTTATAAAATAATGTCTTGTTTAGACGAGACAACCTGTGTATACAATGAACCTTTCGAGAGAATAAATTGTAATTTTACAATAGGACATGTACATTATATATGTAATCATATAAATACGTGTAAACGTAGTGATAATTTATATGATTGTTGTGCTTCTGATATAGCTGATTGTGTAATTGAAACACTTGATGTTAATTTATTGCCCACAATACAACCCAGTATAGCATCCAGTATAACTAGCTTATGTACGACTACTTGTAATATTATGCCTAGCACGAATAAATGTTATTGGTATGAATCACAAAACATGGATATATCATGTATAGATAATAATAAATATTGCTGCTCACATAGTCGTAATGAGTGTTGTCAAACAAACGGTATATATATTTATATTGTAATTGGGTTATTATTCTTTGTAATGATGTTAATGATAGGAATGGTAGGATATAGATATACTATATTGATGTATAGACGTGTAACACCAGACCATCTTATCGGAAAGAACCATGTAAAAGACAACTATCCTACGTTAGTCATCGACATATAAATCAGTTATCATTTCAGATGCCATAATAAATATTGTAAAAAAATAAGACAAGTCGTGGTTATGACTTTATACCTTTTTTATAACTATATAATTTGTGTTATTTTTTATTTTTTATTAGTTGGAGATGAGTTGTTATTTAATCTTCGTTATCACTTTGTAAATCTATAATAGTTCTATTTTCTCTCTTTTCTGCCAGACATTGTTCTGTGATATCATCGATTTCACTATCTATACTATCAGTCTCGGTATTAGTTGATACAGGGTTTACTGCAACATTGTTTAAAATATTGTCTATAAAATTGTCTATAACATCATTACTGTTGTCAACCACAACCTCACTATCATTTTCATTCTCATTCTCATTAGAAGTATGATATGTGTCATCATTATTATTATTATCAGGTGTTACATCTATAGTTTCTTCCTTTATTTCAACTTCACTTGTATCAGTAACAGTATCATTACTACTTGTTTCATGATCTGTAATATTAGCAGCAGCCCAATCAGGAGCCAGATGACGTTCTAACATACTGGAAAATTCATTCTTTATCTTTGTTTTAGAAACAAAATTTCTACCAACTAGTTCATTTGCGCTGTCACTTACAATTTGAATTATATCATTTGCTAATGACTTAAAATATACTATATCTATATCAGCACAAATATTTACCATGAATTGTTCTACATATCTGGAACCGGTTAACAACCAATAACACAGCAACAGACACATACTACTAACTATAATTAATACTAAACTGACAACTCCTAACATACGATTAAATATACAAATGGAGATACTTCGAGAGAATTCCTCAAAAGCAGCATCTGCGTTCATATTGGCGTGACTATTATGTGTCGTCATTTTACTTGGATAATTCAATATTTTATTATTTATTTACAGTTCAATTTTTTATAAATATGTATAGAAAATAAACATTATCTGGGTTTATTTTCTATTTATTTATATTTATTTCTATTTCTATTTCTATTTCTATTTCTATTTCTATTTCTATTTCTATTTCTATTTCTATTTCTATTTCTATTTCTATTTCTATAATATTACAGTATTAGTTGCCATCTAAGAATTTAGTAAGGGCATCACTAGTTCTAGGTCCATCATAATCTTTTGATTCCCCATTTTCATCGAGGATTAATATGGTAGGAAAACCACGTATATTATATTTTTCCAAGTCATCTCCAGCTTCGCTCATCTCTACTTTACGCAATGTAACTGGGCCAGTATAGGTTTGTACAAAATTCTCCCATTCAGGAGAAAAACGTTTACAGTGACCACATTGCTCCATATAATAATATGTACATGAAGCTGGATTTCCGAAATTTTCATAGAACGCAGTTTTTCTAAAGAATACAAAATATACAACGGCTACTACAGCTAACAAGATTGACGTTGACAACAAAGATGGTTTATACAATGTATTTAATAATGGTTTTAACAATTTATTCATTATATAATATATAACAGAAAATAATTTATCAAAATAATTATGTCATAAAAATATTAGCAGACAGTAAATTTTCATTGCGTTCGATGTTATGTGTTTCACACCAACGAATACATTTTTGAATATTATTTTTTTTTAATAATTCCATTTTGTCATTGTTGTTCCTACATGAAAATAAATTCAAAGTATTGTTGATATTTTCAATTTGTTGTTGACCAAATATAGCATTATATTCCTCTATTTTATTTATAAAAAAATAATCAATGTTAAAATTTAAAATACTCGATATATACTTTGTCTGCTTTAGTGTGTTATAATCGTTAATAATATTATTTATCAACTTTTCAGGATATCGTCTAAAACCTTTACATACTATATATTTTTCAGAGTTAGCTAATCTACTCGTGCTTGGCTTTACTATATACACTTGCTTATATAGCGAAGACAATAAATACATTATATCACAAGTTGTTTTTGTGAATATGTCAAATATCTTTAAAATAAAATGACCACCTATCTTCTGTATTGAAATGGCAAAACTAACTTGGGCTAATAACAAATTTGTAGCCAATATTTCTTGTTGGTTAAAATCAATTGAAAAATCAAAGCCACCATCTGCTGTAACAATATCAAACTGATTTTTATATTTATTGTTACAATATACTAAGTTATCTACTTCTAACAAGTCTCCTGTACCAGTAGAACCACCTTCGATTTTAATATTTGGATGGGTTTGTAAAAAGTGGTTTGTCTTTTTCCAACCAGGAACACTTGGATCTTCATCAAGTAGGGTCATACCATAATATGTATCATTCTTATTCTTTCTTAAATAATCGGTCGCTTCAATAAATCCGCCTGGGCCTTCTGCTAAGTGAAATGTGTTAATTGGTTGTTCATTAAACTCATTAAATAAATCAAACGTCTTTACTATTTCTATCATTTTATAAAAGGACCTGGAGAGTGGCTTCATTTTACTGACAGAATATTTTGTTTTTGGCACAACAGTATGAATGAATTCATACGGATTTGTATATCTTTTTACGAAATCCCATTTATCGTAATTTTCATCTATTTGTTTTTTTACATTATTTAAATAATGATTTAATGTTAAACTGACGTATAAATTGTTATCTTCATTCGTTTGTAAATGAATTTCATCTATATTATTATGAATTTCAGGCAATAAAAAATAGCTCATACTGATAATAATATACTACACATATATTTATGTTGTTTTTAGTAAAACAAGTATCATGACTATCATGACTATTTACTATTTACTATTTACTATTTACTATTTACTATTTACTATTTACTATCTTTACTTGAAGGTTCTAATCTAAGTTTACGTTTTAATTTTATAGGAGCTTTTACTACTTTCTTTTTTTCTTCTGCTTCAATTATTATACCTAGTTCATCTTCTTCCGTTTTATTGAGTTGCTCCTGAAATTTAGAACTGCCAACCATTGTATTGTAAACAGCTCTGGTATCTACATTTCGTATTTTTTTGTAAATGAAATAATTATTATAAAATGATATCTGTTTCTCTTTTGATGTCATGTTCAAAGCATATCCATAATCATTTCTCTTTTTGGGGAAACGATTTACTTCATTTTCCAGTAATCCATATAATTGTTGAAAAGAGCCAACACTATTAGGTATACCTATTTCGGCACATTCATCTCTCGTTAATTGAACAAAACCATAGTTCTCCATCATTCTATTTAAATATTCAAAATTAACCAAGTATTCGCGGAATGTTTTATTTATTGTTTCTTGGAATACGTCAATAGCATAACCTAATGATGTTTCGTCATTATCAAACGTCTCCTGTGAATAACCCTTTGTAATTTGCCATATTTTTTTATCATCTTCTAAAATAGATATACTTTCCCCTATTGATTTTCCACGTAACACATCAAATATAGCACTGCCATCATAACAATCGCCTATGAAATATCCATTTATTTTTGTGCATTCACTTACATTTCGCAAGAAACTGTTAAGTGTTTTTTTGTTTTCAAAGAAATAGTGAATGGCAAACTGACAGGAACTGATATTAAATCCTTCACTTGCTTTACCATATTGTTTATATACACCTTGTCCTAACTTTTCCTTATCCTTTGGTCCTTCACCAAATACAGCCTTTGACATTTGCTTTGCCTTTTCACTGTATAACGCATCACCTTCTTTAATATTAAATGACGAATTTCCATGAACAAACAACGCATTTGGCATAACTTTATAATCTTTACGATAATTTAGATATCTTGCGCAAGCTCCGTCAAGGCGATTCTCAATGTTATCTTTCGAAATATCTATACCGAATACAAACGACAATTTTGCTAATATCCACTTTGGTAAATCACCACCTTTACCTACTGCGTAATCAATTAACGTATTTCCTTTATTCGCAACACTCGTAATTAACATTTTTTTTACGAATAAATTGTGAAAATCGCGAAGTCCACGTGTTTTGGATGTTCCAGCTATACGATTATAATATACATCGTCGTCTGCTAATTCATCGGGAATATTTTCACCGGTTCTAATCATTTCTTCAGTAATAGGATTATGAATAGAATGCCAATTGTTATTAGCTACATGATAAGCATTACCATATTGAGGAAACCCCTTTTTATATTCCTCTGTTTTATCATATCGAACACGCAATGGCACCCATCGCCATTTATTTTCACGTGTAAAATCATATCTAAACTCCACTATCATTCCATCACTAAATACTTCATTTTCCTCAGTAAATAACTGCTTATTGCCACTATCATCTGTTTGTAACATTATGTTACATATATTCGCATCAGCATCAAACGGGTTTGTTGGATAAAATGGTAATGGTTTATATGCTTCTTCTCTATCCATGTCACTACTAGTAAACTTGGGTATATTATCATTAATGACATCGGCACATGGATTTATATAGCCATGTTTCTTTTCATCAAATCCTACACGTAATATCAACGTTTTATACTGAGATAATTGCTCATATGCACTAGTATTATTTCCTTCTTGGAAAATATTTCCAATAGAATCTTCACTTCCATTTACGTCTTTTTTTGTAGAAACTAAGAAATCAATAGTGTTGAATTTCGGAGGTTTCCATTTAAACGAATGTTCCCAACTAGGTTTAGTAAGTGGACCGGCCTGTCCTGGTTTATCAGCAGCAACCCCAAAATAGGCTGGTGTAAATATTAATCCATCTACTTCATACTCATATAACCCTTGTTTTTGTTGATCAATAATTGTATTACAACATTGAAAGATACTTAAATCTTTACCTTCGGCTTTGAAATTTTTATTTTCAATTCGAATGGGTGATGGTTTATCTGTGAGAGAAGACACGGCACCCATATTTTTAATAATGTTAATTAGCACGGGCAATCGAAATTTGGTTAAATCTTGTGTTTTATTATCATCTTTTGGTGGAGGGATGAATGAGTTCGCACGCACGTCCTTTTTATTCACAATATAAACATCGAACGCAGCATATAAATTAATAAATTCTCCATTTTTATTATGTAATATATGCTCACCATCTAATATTGTCTCAAATAAATCAACATTCTTGGTAATAGCGCCAGTAAATTGAACATTCATGTTTGTATCAATTAAATAGACTTTACCCTCTTTATTAATGTAAAGCAATTTTCTCATTCCATCTGCCTTTTCTGTAACGGTATAATTATTACGAATATTCGGTATTACCGTATCTTCATTAATAGGGGCTATATTTGCCATTTGTAAAGTTGAAGAAGAAGGACCCAAAAACATTTTAGGTTTCATTCTCATTTTTTCATTAAAATCTTTTCCATGTACAAGCTTCAAATACTGAGTACCAATATTTCGAATTTCACTATATGGCACAGGATAATTTGTATTTTGTAGTCCCGACAATACATATATGATGGCTTTTCTCAAGGCTTTGGATAATATTCTGCTATCTGAATAATTGGTTCCAATTCCGACTTTATCATTCAACACTTCCAATTCAATTTCATACTTTTCCCTATTCTCAAATACTTTGGCAGATTGAACTGTATATTCTGGTTTGGCTACATATTGTTTTCTTCCTCGAAATTCTTTTTCCACCATTTCACCTTCCTTGACGATACTTAAATCAAACCGAATCGGCAAATCTTTATGAATGAACGAGTTTCTGTTTAAATAACGAAATGTCTTTTTGTTTTCTGTCCACGATGAAATAATACTTTCAGCAAAAGCACCATATGCCCCTATCTTTTTCTCAGTTTGAAATGATGCGCGTAAATTGAAATCATCAATATTGACTGGGAACACAGGTTTATTATCAATAAAAGCCCTGTCCTTGTGAGTAAATTCTGGATGTAAATTTTTGAGAGAATTCGTTTGACAATATTGTTGAATTTCATGAATCCCATTTAATTCGACACGCAATTTTGTCTCTTCGGTTCGTCCAGTGTTTTTATTTACATGTTCGCTGTTCATTTTCAAAGTATATGCATTCACATTTAACAATTCAAAACCAGACGATTTTAGTTTTTGAATAACATTGTCGAAATCAATTTTTGAAATCGGTTTTATTCCCTTTGTTCCAAAACGAATTTCAAATTCGGGTACGCCATCACTTACACGAGCTACATTTTCTAAATATTTATTTACAATATTATCAAATTGCTGCTGAGAAGTTAATTCTGGCATTTGTATATATACTTGAACATATTATTTTATATTTGTTTTCAATTTTTAATTATATTCTTCTACTTTGTTTTTTTTCCTTTCCAAACATTCTACTTTAGTTACATTTATAACTTGGCTAATATCTTCTCGTACATTTTAGGTTTTGTCAGATTTAAAGCATCTATATGTAGTCTTTTACATATATCTTTGAGTTCATTTGCCTTGTAACTAGAAATTGCTTTCAATGGTTTATCTAAATTCTCTAATTTCCAATAATGTTCTCTATAATACTCCATTTTTTCTTTTGACATATTTTGTTTCAACCCATATTTTCCATCAATCTTTTCAATAAGATATACTGGATTTTCGTCATTTGTAATCATTTCATAGTATTTCTTATCATCTATATAAAATACGTTTTTGTCTTTTAAATGACACAATGCCTTTATAGATGCCATTGTAATAGTACGAGCATTTGCTAATTCATCTTCTACTGCGTTTCTACTGACCTTGATTGGTTTAAATATTTCCTTTTTTCCACGAAATTCTTCAATCCAATTGTATTTTGTCTCCTTTTCAGTTGTAAAATAATTATGTACCATATCATAGTTTGATAAATCATACAAGGCAATATAAAAACACCAGAATAGCTGGTCCTTTTGTTTTGGGAAAAAAATATCGGTTATATTCGCAATATTTTTTTTCGGCACAACCATCGTCGTTTTATTTGGCGTTTCGTCGCTCATTATAATATCAATATTCGACATGTTTTTTAATGTAAACATATGTTTATTTAAACCATCTAGTATAGAAAAATTAGAACTCTGCATTTAATGTAATAGACGTACTGTCTTTATTATCTTTAAAAAATGTATTACTCAGGATAATCTTTTGTTTTTCAATATCTCCTAATTGTATCTCTTGTTTTTCAACATATTCCAAATATTTTTCTAATTCAAAAATTACTTTATTATTTAAACTAGTTAAATTAATAAAAATACCATTATTATTCTCGTTTATGGTACAATTATCATATGCATTCAATATTTTTAATATCTCAACTTGATGAAATTTGTTCAATTTCTCGGTTCGTTCTTTTAATCTATTCAAATCCGTCATTATATAATAGTGTATAATGTTTTTAAATGTTTTCTTCTATAACTAATCTAGGCTTCTTTTTCTGTTTGTCAATGTATATTTTATCTGTTTTTGGTTCTACTATTTCACCGATAACACTCACTTGTTGGTCATTTAATTCATAACGTTGACCAATGACACGAACAGTAATTTCATCATTTTCATTTACTGTATTGAAATATTTATTATTATAATGATGATCCCTTGTAACATATACGACTACCGGCGAATTTTCTTCGTCAATCATAGCACGAATACCTGCTTGGGTCTTGTTCTTAACCTTACACTTAATAAGCATACCTTCTACAGGACAACATACTAAACATTCAAATACTACATCAAATTCTACTTTATTTTCAAACAAAAGACCACTTGAATATGTTAATAATTTGGTTGAATTTATCTTTACATATCCTTCAATAGTACATTTTCCTTCTATATCCCGTTTTACTGATTTCTCAAGTATTTCCTTAATATTCTTACCTATCTTATTAAAGGTTACTTGAATTTTACGAGAAAGCAATGAGTTCATATACACACCAACCTCCTTCCTTTTTTGAAAATTCTTCTTGGCAGTAGACATATTCATATTACTATTATAACATTAGAGTTTATTCTTTAATTCTATTCAATTTTTATTTTATATGTTATTTATGCTTGCTTCGCTTGGTGATAAAAACCATCTTTTATTGTTTTTATTTATTTTGTCGAAATACCTCATATACATTTCTTGTATTATACAAAATTCTAATTTGTTTCTGCCTTTGGTATTTTCTGTTGTGTATTTATTTTCACCAATTATCGTATTTAATAAATTTATTGCTTCCGATTTTGCAGACTGGTCGCATCTTGCTCCTTTACTACGTTTATCTTCCATATTCTTCACTTTAAATATATTGTATTCCTTTTTAAACATGACAATAAAGCCTACATACTGATTATAATTAGTAGCTGGGATTAATATTTTTTTCAGTGCTGATGCTAAATCTGTGTAATCTTCTTGTTGACCCGTTTTCCAGCTACCACTTGTATTGTCTTTCATTAGTAAGAATTGTTTATCGTTATTTGGTAGAATAATACCCGTTATTCCCTTATTTTCTAACAACATCTTGTCATAGTAGGATTTAATCAATAATTCCATTTCGGCTAGTTCACCCTGCTTAAAATATATATAATTTAATAACTTTTTTTGGTTCTCAAATACTAAATTATCTAATATATGTGAAAGAATGAAATCTTTATAAACGTCATCGGTTATACCAATATTTTTTGAGAAATAATTATCATTCTTCAAAGCGCCAGCATATATATACCAATCCTCTTCTCCCCGTTTTATAGTAATTGTTTTACTAGTTGCGTTATGGTAATTATTACTTATATCATATAGTATTTTTAAAACGGGTTGTGTATAATTAATCACCTGTGGTTGGTCTCTAATTGTAGATGGCACTTGAGAGGACGATGATGATGGTGCCGACACAGGCTCTGGCACAGGCGCTGGTTTTATTTTTAAAATGGGTTCATTTGTCATGCGGATAGGAACATTAACCTCTTTATGTTTATAATCTATCGGGTTCATTCTATCAAATAGACTGATATTCTCATTGTTTAACTCTATTGGTTGAAATAAGTAATAATCTTCGATATTTACTAAATGTCCCAATCTTTCAAATTTATCTATTAGATACTCATTTTGATCATTTATTAAAACGGTCAGTGCCGCATTTATTTGAATCAATGGATAATTTTTAACAATATTTATTTCACTTATCAACCTATCCTTTTTATAGAAAAATCTCTCCTTAAATAAATCTCGGGTGCGTTGAATAATCTTATCTGTATTAATAATTATAAATGTTTCGTCGTATGTATCCAATTTTATGTCTTCGCTTGTTATATTCTTAAAGGGTTTACATTTAAAATTACAAGTGTCCATGTAATCACACGAGACCGTCTTTGCCTTGTCACCTATAGGAAAGTCTATTACCATTTTATTCGACAACTCTTGTTTTACAATCGTATTCATATTTTCCTCTGTAAAATTTGTTTGGTCGATGTTTAATATACAATCGACCGAGGTTTCTTTTAATATCCTACTAACACGACCTATTTGAACTGCTTTTAATTCTGCTAACCGATAAATATACAAATCAGCCGCCTCCTCGTCCGTATCTGACATTAGCGTTCCGTATAAAAATATTTCTACATTTCTATCCTTAAATGATAATTGTTTATGACTACATGTTCTTACAGCTCGACCAATAATTTGTTCAATTAAACTCAAGTTATACCATGGTTCTAATATATGGACTTGACGCAAATTTTTAAAGTCAATGCCTTCAGACCCTGTCATGGAAATAATAACAACCTTTATTTTCTCTCCATATTTATTGTCATCATCTGTTAAATTTTTCAAATCAAATACCTTATCAGGAGACAACGCCTTCTCACCGGTAATCATTGTATATTTAGCTGGTGAAAAATCATTTGGATTTTCCATTTCATCAACTGTTAAGAATGTTTTTACATCTATTTGTTTATGCGGTGGAGTTTTAAATAAATTCGATGCTTTTGTTCCAAACCTAGTAAATCCCATGGATTCTAGAGCTAAAGCCATTGGAATAACGCCACCATCAATAAACTGACTATAAATCAATACAATACCAGTTGAATTAAATATATTATCTGTGATACTTTTGATTTTTGAACTATACATGCCGATTTTATCCGGTGCAAAAAAATCATCAAAGTCTTTGTTTTTATATTCAAAATTCTTTCGCGTTGGCGGAGTCGTTGTTTCTGTATATTTCATAGTTCTTTTTAATCCTTCGCTACCTAACAATAATTTCGCATCGATTACAGGGGTTTCAATATCTAACAGTTTATTAGGATAAACCATATTTAATGCCTGAAGCGGTTTTTGTAAAACAGTATATCCAAACGAGTCCATGTTTTCAAATGTAGGTAACCCTGCCGCTGTGTTTCCTGCCTTTTCTTTAATCTGCGAAATGATATAATTATAACCTTTCTCCTGATATGAACCACACTTATTTAAATATACGTCGAGATGTTCTAATCCCTGAATGATTGGTTTTCCATTTAATTGTTTTCTAGGATAAGATATTTCTTTAAACGTATTTTGTATTGAGAATAACGACGGAAATATGCGGTAAGGAAATGTATATGGATTTTCACCACGCACAAATGATACATATCCGGTTGCCTTACGACGTAATGTTTCCTCTCCAATATTTGTTCCATCTGCCTTGATTAATAAATTACCATTTTTGTCGAATATGTCATTTACTTCAATCGTCGAACGACGGTCGTTTAAATTCATTAAATTTAACAACCAAACAACTTCCTTATAACTATTATACATTGGTGTAGCAGAAAGAAGTAATAACCTTAAATTATCAACATATTTAACCAGTTTGAATAATTCTTGTGCAACACGCTTATCCTGTTTCTCGTCACTTATCCTGATATTATGAACCTCATCGATAATAATTAACCTATTATTAAAGTGTTTCTTTAATTTTCGTATCATCTCAGTCTTCTGCTTTTTGGGGTCGTCGTTATCTACTGTAGATTTTTTTATTATGTAATTGGCAAATTCAATATAACCTAAAAATAAGTAAGATGTTTGAATAATATTGTTGATTTGTCTCATGACTTTTTCTTTAGATAATCCTTTCATATTCATCGGATTAATCTCTTTTAAATATTTATTACCAGTACATGCTTTTAAATTCCATAGCCCATCTACAATTGTCAGTTTTCTTTCATCAAACAATTGTAACTTAAAATTCTCTTGAACGTTTGGTGACGCAACTACAATAATACGTTGTGTTATACCTAATTGTTTTAAGTAAGAACGCATTTCTTCCGCGACTGTAATAGCACTACATGTTTTGCCTGTTCCTAAACCATGATATAATAATAAACTGTTGTATGGTGTCTGAAAACTCAAAAAATTACGAACAAATAACTGATGTGGAACTAATTCAAAATCTGCTTCGCATAACTTCTTTGCTTGTTCCTCTATATCATATAGTGTGCCATCATATTTAGTGTCATTAAACTCCTTTTTCTCTGCTATTTTTATATTAAAATCTGTATCGTCCAGTGACGGATATAAATTAGAAAACTTATTGTTGTTAGCCTGGATATATGACTTATTTAATAGTTCTTTATTGTTCAAAAAGGTATTATAATCTATGTCATCTAAATCTATCTTTTCAAAATTGGTACTAAAAACGGCCTCAATATTTTCTTCCGTTAATACAGGAATATCTTTTTTTAATTTCAACTTTACTGGCTTTCTTTTTTTTGGGATTTCCATAATACTTATATATTACCTATATAATCTATAAGTATTTATTTATGTAAATATCTATCGAAAATATCTATCGAAAATGATAATAACTGTTTTCTTTATCGTATTGATTACGTTACCGTTTACGTTACAGTTAATACAAACTATACTCGGTTAATACATTGTTTAACTTTGTTAATATACTACATTTTTCTAAATTATATGGTCTTATATGTTGTAGACACTCTACATAACTCATCCATTTTATATCACTTACTTCTGCTTCTTGAAATTTATTAGTTGGCACTATATTCGGATTAACATGTCCTACGAAATATTTATGTTTATACGATTTCATGTTCGAACCTGTGAATATTTCTTCATACGGAATAATATTTTGAACTAAATGCACGTTTGTTCTCAAAAATCCAGTCTCCTCTTCAAATTCACGTAAAGCACAATTTAAATCTTTTTCTTGATAGTTGCGCCTCCCTTTTGGAAACCCCCATTCCGTGTCCTCCCAATTCGTTTGACTTTCATTGATGATTGTTTCTAAATTATAGTTGTTTTTATTATCAATTCCAATAGATAATGTCTCGAATTTATCTTTAGATGTTCTCTCTTCGCTTCTATATTGATAACCATATTGCTCACCCCATAGATATAACCATAGTTCTTCAAAAGTAGATACCTTTATTAACTCTCTCTCACTGACAGACATTTCGTTAAACACATTTTTGATATACTCGTAATTTTGAATTGGATACTTGCCTCTCATAAACTCTACAAATCCTAAACTATGTTTACGCTTAATCATTAAATATTGAATTTGATTTTCATACATTCTAAAAATAATGATTCCTATACTCGTTATTGGGTGTATACACTCGTGATACGCGTGCCCGTTTTTTCCACAATTGTTACAAAAATTAAATGGTTTATTGTTCATTATTATCGCTATATGTTTATTTGTATATCTTTTTATATTGTTTCTAATTAATGACAGAAAAATCGTTTGAACCGGCTGTATGGGGTCCTCATTTCTGGTTTATTTTAATGACAATGGCTGTTTCTTATCCACTAAAAGCGAACGAAACTACCCAAAAGAAATATTATGACTTTATCACCAATCTTCCTCTTTTTATCCCTCATCCACAAATAGGGAATAAATTTAGTTGCTTACTAGATAAATATCCAGTTTCGCCCTATTTAGAAGGAAAAGACTCTTTTTTAAAGTGGGTTAATTTTATTCATAATAAAATAAATATTCAATTAGGTAAAGATGAAATGACACTAACAGAGGCATTAGATGCTTACTATGAATTATATAAACCAAAAGAAATTATAATGCGTGAGCAAATTAAATATCGAAAAAAACTCATCTTTGGATGTATTATCAGCGGATTGTTAATAGGTGGATACTACTTGTACAAAAAATAAATATCTAGTATTATATAAAATGGGTAATATAAAGGGGACAAAACGAAATAAAAAAATATCACGATATAATCTACATAAAAAAAGAAATAATACCTCTCGCAAACAGGCAAACATTACCCACAAAAACAAGGGTAGAAGCAAACGAGGGGGTGAAGCAATAGCGTCGGGTGGCTTTGGATGTATTTTCAAACCTGCGTTAAAATGTAAAGGAAAATCTTACCGAACAAATGGTATTAGTAAAATGTCACTAACTAAATTTGGACAACACGAAATGATGGAAATTGAAGGTATCCGGAAGAAATTGAAAAAGGTTAAATCTTACCAAAAATATTATTTGCTTGATGTCGACATGTGTAAACCGGATAAATTAACCAAAGAAGATATGAAAAACTTTGATAAAAAATGTTATGCTTTGACAAGTCATAATATTAACGAAAAGAACGTAAATAATACATTGGACAAATTGACCGTATTAAATATGCCAGATGCTGGCATTGACTTGATGGATTGGTTGATAATCAATAATAAAATAACCAAAAAGAAAATCGTTCTGTTGAATGAAATTGTAATAAAATTAATTCAACATGGAGTTCGACCTATGAATGATGCTGGCGTAATCCATAATGATTTAAAAGATACGAATATACTGATTGACCGTAACTTAGATGCACGCATTATTGATTGGGGGTTGTCATGTGTAGTAAGTAGCAACAGAATACCTCCTGAAATAATGGATAGACCTTTACAATTTAACACACCGTTTTCTTCCAGGATATTATCAGAGGACTTTAAAACAAACTACAATAACTTTTTACAAAGCGTAAAGAATGATGTTATTTTATTTAACAGGACGAATGTTCGCAATTACGTAATAAATCATTATTTAATTAAAAATGCCAATTCTGAGAAATCGGTTGATGATAATATATCAGTATTTAATATGATTTTCTCTCGTGGTATTAGCGAAGACACGTTTTTGTCCAAGGATAAGAAAGACAGCCTTGTTGAATATGGATACTATATGTACTATTTATCTAACTATCTAACTGATATCTTAATGAAATATACAAATAGTTCTATGGAATTTGACATGAATCGTTATTTTAGAGAATGCTACTTGTATAATAGTGATATATTCGGGTTAATGACCGTATATTATAATTTTTTTGGAGTAAAAATAGAAGATATAGAATTGCCTGATAAAATAAAGAATGTATACTTGAACCGTATCCGTTCCTTGTTAGTGGAACATCTATATTCAAATGGAGGAGAGAAAATAAATATTAAGACACTTGTTGATAATATTAAAGAATTAAATGATTTTTTAAAAGCCGACAATGTATTCTCTCTTTCAGCATTACCTTCTACAAAACGTAATTATTCTATTAATAAAGATATCAATGTATCTCCAATTACCGTTACAAACGTAGTATCCAATTCTAGCTCAGATGACGAGTAATAGTTACGTTATATAACTATTTACACACACACACAATATAGTTGTAATATTTACAAAAAATAACCTTTATAAATATTATATGAAATTAGAATTATTAGTTTTAGCAGTATCTGGTTTTTTTATAGCAAATACATATTATGATGGAAATTATGTTAAAATATTACAATCATGGCAAAAATATTTTAAAATGGCCGGATTTGCTTTTGCCGGATTAAGTGTGTATCTTTATCTTAAGAAAAATCCAAACCATTCTCAATCATTGATCCAAGAACTGACTAATATCGTAAAATTTATGCCGAGTGCGAAATCTACATTGGATGTGTTTACACCGTTTACTGATTTTACGAACCAAACGCCTTTTATGGGGGGTAGTAGTATTGGAGGTATGGGTGGAGTTGACCAAACACACAATCAACAATATCAAATTAATCGTATGATGGAATCTGGTAAATCTGGAACAAAACGGTGTGTTAGCGAAACTAAAAAGAAATTTGTCGCCTCACAACAAAGTTGGACATGTGGACATTGTCAAAAACAATTACCGGCTTGGTTTGAAGTAGATCATAAAATACGATTAGACAATGGTGGCTCTAACCATGTAGATAATTTAGTCGCTTTGTGTAGAGATTGTCATGGAAAAAAAACCGCCATGGAAAACCTTTAATATTTCACATTTTCATAAACGTATTTTATTTCTAACGAGTTATTAATGGGGAATAATAAACATCAAAATAAACCACAAAATTTAAAAGGGGGTAACTCGAGCGAAGAGATTGTATTAACTGAAAAAAAGGAACCACTCGTATATGAATCTTCTGCTACTGGTGTAGCTGTCAAATTATTAAATGCTATCAAATATATCTGGACATATACTAAATTTTATGTTGGTAATCATAAAATGGAAGTAGGATTTTTATTAGGTCTTTTAGCATATATCATTACCATTATTATTGTTTTTACAACAAATCCTTATGATATTATCACTGAAAATAATGGAGGTGTTAGCATATTTTTAAGTCTACTAGGTGGATTTTTAATACTTATGCTTTTTTTCTTTTATCAACAAAAGAAACAGTCTGTTGAAAATACAGAGCAAACTACAGCACTTAGTTATCTAGGTAAAATTATAACATCATTTGTTTCAGTTGTATTAATTATAGGAATTGTGTATTTGTTATTCACCATGTCAGCTTACTATAATGATTTTAGTGCCTACTTTTTATTTGGATTGAATACTCTCATTGTAATTGGACTAATTACATTAGCAGTTAAATATTTTGGTATTCATAGCGAAGAACCTGGTGAACAAAAACCCACACGGTTTAAATTAGTTATAAAAACGTTTACTTATATACCACGTTTGCTATTGGATTTAACAGATTACATAAAAAAACAATATCAACTCACTACTAAACCAATTATTATCGTTTTCATCGCAGAATTAATATTAATAAGTATTTACTTGATGTATCCATGGTTAAGCAAACAAATTTTAAATCATAACTCGACACAATTGTTAAACGAACCTACTGTTTTAACTAAGGAAGGAAATTTAGGCACATTTCGAGAAATCAATTTTCTGAATGATAAATTTCAATATAACTATGCCGTATCTGGATGGTTATACATAAACTCATTTCCACCCGAAACAAATTCTAATTACAATAAATACACATCCTTGTTAAACATTGGAAACAAACCCAATATATTATTCAACGTAGCGAAAAATAAATTGCGGATAGTCATGGAAACAGAAGGTAAAATTAAAAAAATTCTGTATGAGACAACCGGATTTAAAATGCAACAATGGAATAATATTGTTGTAAATTACGATGGCGCCACATTAGATATTTTTATAAACAATGAATTACTTTCATCCACCCCTGGTATTATTCCATATAATAAGAATACAATGATTACATATGGAGCTACAGACGGTATACATGGAGGAATATGTAATGTAAATTATTATAAAGAACATATTACTAGAGGAAAAATAAATTGGGCGTATAATTCGGCCAAAGTATTTAATCCTCCAATAATTTAGAAAAATTCTATTAGTATATATATATATATATTATGGCTGTATCCGTTACCAAAGTTGTAATTGCGGTTGTATTAGTAATATTAATAATAATTTTATTAAGATGGTTTTTTGGACAAAAAACAAAGTTAGTCGGTATGAGTGACGCTAAACAGGTTACTAAAATACCAGCTAATAGTTTAGCACAGAGCAATGCTTCTAATTATGCGTATTCTATTTGGTTTTATATAGAAGACTGGAGTTATCGTTACGGAGAACCTAAGATTGTTTTGGGACGACTAGATAATGAATTAAACCCTAGTCCTTCTATTATTTTAGGAGCAATTGAAAATAATTTAAAAATAGAAACTACTGTATATCCTTCTTCTCAATCAAACACGGCTTCGACACATACTTGTAATGTAGACAACGTTCCTATTCAAAAATGGGTTAATACTATAGTAAGTTTATACGGACGAACCATGGATATTTATATTGATGGTAAACTAGTAAGAACATGTGTCTTACCTGGTGTCGCAAAAATCGCAAATGACGCACCCGTATATATTACACCACAAGGTGGATTTTCTGGATATACATCCAATATTCATTATTATGCCAACTCGTTGAACCCACAAGAAGCTTATAATATTTATCGTGATGGTTATGGTGCTGCTAGTTTTAGTTTCCCGTATCAAATTAAAATGGAGGTTTTAAAAGACGGAAAAGAACAAGGTAGTTTAACTATTTAGTATTCTTTCACATAATACGGATATGGGTAAAATGGACGAAAATACAAATTAATTACATGTTTGGAGAAGAATAATAAGAATAATAAGAATAATAAGAATAATAAGAATAATAAGAATAATAAGAATAATAAGAATGATAAGAATAATAAGAATAATATAATATATATGAACAAAACATATTATATTATTTTATTCATTTTACTCGGTGTAGTATGTTTTTATTTATATCATTTATATTATATTATGAATAACAAACCAATCTCCGCGATTGCTGTCTTTTCAGGTGAGATATCTGGATACGTTAAATTTATAGAAGATATAAATGAAGACACTATTAAAATCCAAGTGTATCTAAGTGGTCTTAAGACAAATAGCTTACACGGATTTCATGTTCATGAAGCAGGAGATTTAACTGATAAATGTACAAGTATGTGTTCTCATTTTAACCCATATGGTAAGACGCACGGTTGTCCAGGTATGAAGAATAGACACATTGGTGATTTAGGTAATATTGAAACGAATTCAAAAGGAGAAGCGAGATATTCTTTTTATGATAACATGATAAAACTTAGAGGAACTAAATCAAATATAATTGGAAGAGGTTTAATAATACACGAAGACCCGGATGATTGTGGAAGCGGTGGAAATGCCGAGAGTTTAAAAACTGGCAATGCTGGTAAAAGAATTGCCTGTGCCGTTATTGGATATTCAAAAGATAATTTCAAATGTTAAGTAATAAATAGTAATTCATATAAAATCATTTTTCTTATCTATTATATATAAGATATGTCAGAATTTGGAAATATTTCATCAGGAGCTGATGCTTTTGATAATTTTAAAAGTAGCAATGTTGTCAACGGAACAAAAGAATTTTTGGAATCAAATAATTTAGTAGCAAAAGTTGCTTTTCTGTTATTAATTTTAGTCGTGTTTGTTATTGCTATTCGATTCAGCGCACAGTTTTTATCTTGGATATTTTCTTACCCGGTATCTCCATATCTAATTAACGGTATGGTAAATGCTAAAAATATGATGGTAATAACACAAGATCCTGACACAAATGGTTCAGTGACATTGCTTAGATCAAATAACCAAGATAAAGGTATTGAATTCACCTATTCTGTTTGGCTATTTATAGACGATTTAGTATATCAACAAGGACAATTTAGACACATTTTCCACAAAGGAAATGATAACATTAATTACACCAATAAACCGATTGGAATGAATCAACCTAATAACGCTCCTGGATTATACATTGACCCTAATACAAATGCTTTAGTCGTAGTTATGAATACATTTAATGATATTGAAGAGAAGGTCACTATTAGTGATATTCCTATTAATAAATGGGTATGTGTTCAAATACGCGTCGAAGATCATCAGTTAGACACATATATCAATGGTAAATTGGCCAAGAGACTGATTATGAAGGGCGTGCCTAAACAAAACTATGGTGACGTATTTGTAGCAATGAATGGTGGATTTTCTGGATACATTTCCGAATTGAGATATTTCAATTATGGTTTAGGCACGGGTGAAATTCAAAGTATTGTAGATAATGGTCCAAATCTTAAAATGGTGGGTCAAGATATGACAAAAAGTATGCCCAAATATTTGTCTCTAAGATGGTTCTTTGCTGGAAGTAAAGATGGATATAATCCTTAAATATCTACCGATGGTTTATCTATCTACTATCTACCGATGGTTTATCTATCTACTATCTACCGATGGTTTATCTATCTACTATCTACCGATGGTTTATCTATCTACTATCTACCGATGGTTTATCTATCTACTATCTACCGATAAATTAGATAGAATATAATAACAATAATCTCAATTGTTATTATATACTTAATAATGTCTTGTTCTCCTCTAATATTTTCAACATCATATGTATTAGATGGTTCGAACGGTTCATATGTTTTCAATGAAAACGTTCATATATTTACATTTGATATCAGCAATTCAATCACGTTTTCTGTACTAAACTGTGAAAATTACAATAATAATTATATAGCAAACGTTCTTATTGTCGGTGGCGGGGGGTCAGGTGGAGAGAAATCAGTCTTTGGTTCAACTGGTGGAGGTGGAGGCGGAGGTGGACAAGCAGTATATATAAATAATAGTATCACAATAATTCCAAATACTACATATTCTATAGTAATTGGAAGCGGTGGTTTAGCTGTTGGAGGGAGTATATCTGGAAACAATATTCCAGGTAATGATGGCGGAATATCTTCTGCTATGGGATATAATGCGGCTGGCGGGAAGGGTGGAGGATTTGCATTAAATGACACTACATCAAGTATTGGTGGAAACGGAGGCGATGGTCCAGGTTATAATGGTAAAGGTGGGGATGGAGGTGTTACAATTGGTCCAATATGTAGTTATAGTGGTAATTTTGGCCCTTTAGTAAATGGTGTATATTATGGTGGTGGTGGTGGTGGAGGGTCACATGAAAGTCAAGTAGGCTGTGGCAATGCGGTTGATTCAGCTGGTAATTGTTTTGGGCGAGGTGGGTATGGTGGCGCAGGAGGGGGAGGGAATGGAGCATTTGCTCTACCAGTTCCATGTCGTACCGTTAGTCCTATCTCTGCTTCAAGTTCATTGAATGGAACATCTAATTCAGGTGGTGGAGGTGCTGGCCAAAATGGAAACAGAACTGTAAGTAATTTTTCAGGGGCTGGTGGTAGTGGCCTAGTAATACTATATGTATATTATATTCCTAGTTCTAATGGGTGTCAATGGAACCCAGCATTGTCAAACCAAACAACAATATGGTCAAGAGCATCTGGTGATTGTGTTGATTTAAGTGGAGCAACTTTACCAAATGGTAATCCAATGACATATGATGATTTAAGTGAAAAACGGAAAGCAGTCATATTTCAATATAAACAAAATAGTGCCGGTTTTTCTAAAAAACAACAATACTCAAGACTGGCAAGGGGACTTGGACGACAACCTGGACAAACATTCGCTAGTCAAAGTGAAACACATACATTTTCAAATACACAGAATTTGGTATTGGACAATTCGGCGGTATTACTATGTCCGAATGTTACTAAAAACTGGGCGTTAACAAATCAAAATAATACTCCTGGTCCAGTCAGAAGAATTACAAATTATCCGACTGTACCATTGACTAATTATATTGTTCGACGGACCTATTTAGCAGGAGGAACAAAATGGCCACAGTATGCTTGGGCTCCTGGTAATCTCGGATTTCCTGTAGGAAAAAAGGGGCGCAATCTTTAGATATATGCGTAAATAAAATTATCATCAAAGTATGTGATATTTTTATTTTATTTTATTTAGGTTGGTTTATTCTCTCAAGGAAGGATTTACGCAAATGGCTTGAGATGGAAAAATATCACCAGACATACACATGTCCCCATCCTTTACTTGAATACAACTACGAAATCCTCTGTCTTCGCCTATATAACAATATCCAGATTTACCAGGACCTAATCTTTGGGTAGAACTCATAGAATCGTCTGGCACAGGTTCACTATTATATTCAGCATCTGCTAAAGCAGTAGATAGAGATGCTGACAATGAATTCTGTTTGGGCATATTATTTGGTTGGGAAGGGGTTTGTCTTCGTTGTCCTTGTCCTTGATTTGCGCCTTGTTCCAAATCTAATTGCCCCTGAATTACATTAATACCGCTTTCGATAGTTCCTGCTGCTACATCAATGCCCAATTTAGCTCCTTCAGCTGATAACTGGGCAACGTCTTTTGTAGTTTCAGTCACAACATAACCTAAACTTTCCAGTATATTTTTCAAAAGAGGGGCAACTGCCTCCTTGATTACCTGAAGAAAATCACCTAAATAAGCAAATATATTCACTCCTAAAAAAAGGAGAATTACAACAATTAATCCAATTCGTGTGTAACTTGTATTACCATTTGTTGAAAAATAACCATTGTATGAACTTGATGATGACATTCTAGGGATTGATTCGATATCTAATGTTATACCAGAGGGAATATTATTACTAACACTTTCCATATATAAAAATGTTATATAAAAATGTTATATAAAAATATTGATTATAAATTGTAATTTCACGATATGTAGTTTGTAATCATGTTATTATGCGAGTTTATCAACAATATCCAATTTAGTCTTTTTGATAATTAACCTATATTTGTCTCGATGATCTTTACAATCCTCAAAATATTTATATTGTATATAAGTATAATTATATAATGGATTATATCGTTCCCGCATTTTCTATGTTAGCACTGGACAGTCTTTATTTAACAAATATAGGGGGTCCTTTGTTTGATAAAATGGTAAGAAATATTCAAAAAGAAGAAATGAAACTAAATATGTTTGGTGCTATTGGTGCATATATACTACTTATTTTAGTAATATATAAATTTATTATTTTAGAGAGAAAACCCCCGATTGACGCGTTTATATTAGGAGTATGTATTTATGGTGTATTTGATTTTACTAATATTGCCATTTTTAGGAATTACAAACTGTTTCCTGCATTAGTAGATACTGTATGGGGAGGTGTTTTGTTTTATTCTGTAACATGGTTTACCTATAAAGCATTAGGCATTAGATATTAAGCATTAGATATTAAGCATTAGATATTAAGCATTAGATATTAAGCATTAGATATTAAGCATTAGATATTAAGCATTAGATATTAAGCATTAGATATAATGAGGACGTATCTTACTTGATTAACTACGAATAATCATATTTATATTATTTAGCGCCTCTAATTTTTCAAATGTTTTCTCTCTGTTGCTTTTTTCAACACTGTTGGTTATAGTATCAATTACTGGTGTTTGTTCATTCTTTTTTATTTCCTTGTAGATGAGATTTATTTTTTTTGTAATATTATCTACACTTTCTTTATTTTCTATTATATTAATAGTTGAATCAAATTTATCTGTCAATAACGATATCGCAAAATAGAGTAGATATTTTCTCTTCTTTTTAGACCCACTTGTATATCGAATACAAAACAATTCGAAAATACTTGTTAATATTTTTTTTGATACTTCATTCTTGCTTTTTGAATTGGTATGAAATAATACATCCCATATTATCCATATCGGTTCTTTTACGCATTTCTCATCTACACGAACAAATGACCTTCGTTCGCATATACAAAGTTCTTTCTTCTTTTTACATAGTGCTTCGAATTCCATTATCCATTCCAACCAATAACAAGCTTCTAACGAATTCAATGACTGCTTAGACACATGATACGCAAATTCGTTAATGGCAATAAATAATTCTTTTGGATCGTCTTTTTTAAATATTGCCGTCGCGTATTCAACTGTTGGGGCTTTTAATTTACTTGCCATACTAGTCATGTCAAATTCGTCATGCTTTTTTATTTTGACACTTTCTATTGAATGCTTTTTTTTTGAATTACAAATAATAGCAATAATCTCCGCAAATAGTTTGCGCACCTTGTCATTGTTACGCATATTCAATTCAAATCCAACATAGTTCGAAATAATCTCTTTAAACTTATTGAACCGCATTTCCAAATAAATTGGCAATTTAGGATTGCCTAAATGGATATGCTTTCCAACAAAATTTAAAAGAATATCCCATAAGTCTATAAAGCAACCACAACAAATAAATTCTGTACTCCAATATAACGCTTGTTCTATTCGTCCGGTAGATAGACTATTTAGTAATTCTTTTTTTACATCGGTTCTTTTGAATTTTGAAAAGGTAATTCCTTTGAATTCTATTTCACTTCTTATATCACTAATATCGAATTCATTCATATAAAAGTTCTTATAAAAAAAATAACATAAATATACATATATATATGACAGAAATTGCGACAACCATGGGTAATAAAATTGGTAAAATATATTATAAATTAGAAAGATATTTACAAAAAATGCCTGTTTGGGTTCATTTGTTAATTTTACTAGTTATTATACTTGTATTAGTAAACATTTATAAAACATATACACCGGTTAAAGAGGGTTTTATAGACCAAAAGGAAAAATTCGTAGTAAAAAAGGGAGTAAATCTATTTGATGATTTTTATGTAAATATATATGATGAATTGTTTTATAGAGAACTGGTGAATCAATATGAAGTTGGCAATATTGAAAATATCACCAAACCTACGAGTGAAAGTAATTTTTTAGTTATTGGTAGTGGCACAGGACACGTAGCGAATGGATTTCATACACAAGGTTACAAAGTTATAGGTTTAGACGAATCCAAAACAATGGTTAACTATGCTAAAGAAGAATATCCTGAAATCAAATTTGTTCAAGGTTCTCCTATGAAATCTATGATCTTCAGTCAACAGCAATTTACTCATGTTGTATGCTTAAACATGAATTATTATTATTATAAAGATAAACCTGCTTTATTACAGAATATTTTTAATTGGTTGCGTCCTGGCGGATTTTTCGTAGTTCAATTGGTTGATAAAAATAAATTTGATCCAGTTGTTCCTGCTGCTAAACCGTTTATTATGGTAAATCCGCAAAGTTTTGCCGACAAAAGAATAACAGAGTCGACGGTTGTGTTTAATAATTTTGAATATAAGGCTGATTTCCAAATATTTCCTAATGACGTGGTTCAATTTCAAGAAATTTTTAAAGATACGTCGTCAGACGATAAAAAAACCAGACAAAATATCCATAATTTATGGATACCTCCCAAACAAACAGTTATAAATCAGTGTAAAGAAGCCGGATTTATTACTTATGCCGAAGTAGATTTACTAATGGCGCAAATGGAACACCAATACTTGTATATATTTCAAAAACCGGAATAAATAGATAAATCAATAACATTCAATGACATTCAATGACATTCAATAACATTCAATAAAATAAATCTTTCATCGATTTATTTTATTTTTTATCAATAACAACCATCATGGTACATAGGTTATAATTCAGAGGTAAGTAACGTTCTACCATATACATACCATAATATTATGGAAATAATGCTTCCAATAGCAAATCCATTGCCAGCCGATTGTAACGTTTTTCCAAACATAAAATATCCAAGTAGTGGGAATAGTATGTATGAAATCAATACATAAAATACCATTATTTGGATAAATCTCATAAAATTAGAGTTGGACTTCATTATACATACAATATTATATTATATTGTGTTATTGTTTCATAAATAGCCGGACACATTCCCAAACTTTGGCAGATTCTTGGAGGTTGAATGCCCCCCTTTTTTGAGCTAAATGAAGGAATGATACCATTACATTAAGAGCTGTATTTTCATCAGTAATATTAGCATCCGTTATAGATGTTTGTGGTTGTGGTTGTTGTTGTTGTGTTTGCTTCTCTACCGTGTGCATCGAAATATTATCCATATAATAAGTATTAATACATTTACACCCTTGAATATTTAATATGGGACATAGATTGTAAGGGAATCACAATGAACCGGAATGAAAGCCCTACGAAGATAACAAAAACAAAAATAAACACAAATATACAGAACGAGGATTGTTTATATTGGACGATGGACGGCGCCTTCATTTTTCACGTCTACACGATAGACATTGTGTAAGATCATAGAGAGTTGGGGGGCGCAGCTCTCTTCTGTTGCTCCTTCTTTAACCGCTTTTTGTCTCTCTTGATCCTTCTCTGTTTCCTTTTTTTTGATATGTCTACCAGACTGACTCTCAGTATAGTAATGCGGTGATCGTGTCTACCAAGACCGGCGGATACTACATCTTCGTCTAAATCACAATAGTGCGATAGGCAACATTCGTCGGCACCCACAACTTCGTCTGCATACTTTTCAAAATACTCCAAATTGTTTGTAATTTCTCCAATCTGCACTTCGACTTGTTTTTTGTAAACCCTTGTAGTGAGCTCGCATTCCCCACCACTACAATACCCACTATGATCCGACACCTCTTCCTTGAAAATAATCTCGATACGAACGCTCATTTGCTTCTTGATAAATACTGATTGTCATAAAAACAAAATTAAATAATGGTTTCAATTTTTTTTTATATTTATGTCCCATTTTAAATCTTCAAGGATGTAAATACATAGTTAAACGTATTATCGTATGGGTAATGTAATATTTTCTCATAGTTTGTCTCGTAGTTTATCTTACATATTTACCAGCTCTAGCAAAAGAATCGACAATAAAAATAATAAATATTCCTAAAAAGGAATATAATATTAATTCCTCTGTTATATTGCCCGTCTTTTCATCTTGTTGCTCTTCTAACATGTAAATGATTTGGTTTAATTTTGTTAATAACTCATCCTTATTAACACCATTTGGACTGTTATCATCCGAACCTTGATTAAAATAAGGAACATATTGTTGATAATATTGTTTAGCATATTCACTTGGCAATTGAGTAAATCCTTCACGCTGTTGATGGTTTTGTAGGTCCTCTTGTATTTGCTGTTGAGAAATATTGTGTTGGGCATTCATTCTATCGTCTAAACCATCTTCCATTACATTCATATCACCAATATTCGCATTCGTCATGCGTTCCATACCCGCAGAATTGGGATGTTGCATTGGTTGAAAATTACTCAAACCACCTTCATCTTCATCGTCATCCGCCTCGTCATACTGTATTCGTTTTTTTAAAACTTCTATATTCGCATTTGGTTTCAATGGTTCGCGACGCTTTAAGGTCTTGTTTCGCATGTTTTCTCTTTTTTTTTGAATGGGGTTATTTTCCATATTTTCAATATTAAATTCTGAGGCATACATTGCTAAAGACATTTACTTATAAAAAATATAGATAATAATTTAAATAAGTTACGGAAAAAATATATTTTTTATTTATATAAGGAAATGTCTAACTGGTTGAACTTTAATAGTGTTTTAGGCAAATTAATACTGATTATATTAATAATTATAGCTGCTAATTATCATATGTTAGCTGGTATATTAATACTTTTGGTTGTTATTTCAATGGAACAATACGTAATTGAAGGTATGGAAAATAATGATTCTTCTAAAGAACCTCAAGAAAATCCCCAGCAAGAATCTTCCATGTCATTATTTAAAAAAGACCATTGTAGAAATGATATTTTGATGAAGGATGATAAGGAGGTTACGAGCGACCTGATTAAAGAAAGCTTTCCCAATCTCAAGTTTGGGGGTGAAGTGTGTAATCCATGTGATGACGATTGTATGTTTGAAATTGTCTCTTCATCAGAGCAAATTACCAATGAAGAAAACTTAAGGCCTCAAGATTCTAATCAGCAGTCAATAGACCGTGAAAAAACAATTAAAAAAGCTGAATAAATACAAATATTTAACAATAACAATAAAATAACAATGTAGATTATATGAACCAATACATATTTTTATTCATTATAATTATTATTTCGATATGGTTATCAATATTATTTGTATCCAATAAATCGTATGAGGTAGAAGGTTTTACTACTTATTTTAGACAATCTATGCGCCCACATATTAGAACATTAAGAAATGCTCAAGACACGGCGACGTATCATTTCAATACGAAATTCAAGGACTTTGGCAGAAGATTGGGTTTTTATTAGAATATATACTTTTCTTTTCGCAGTATATATATAATTAGTAGTATGTTTGAAGTATTAGACGTATTGAATTCAAGTAAATATTTTACAGGTATTATGATGATTTTATTAAACGTTGGTTCTAGATTTGTAGAAATTAAATTAAGCGATTCAATGGAAGCATATATTAAGTATAATATTGCCAAAGAACTTTTGATTTTTACAATGGCATGGATGGGCACGAGAGATATTGTTGTTTCTCTTACATTAACTGCCGTATTTGTAATCTTATCCGAGTTTTTATTAAATAATAAAAGCAAATTTTGTGTTCTGCCTGCTAAATATACACGATTGAATATCGATACAAACAAAGATGGTATAATTAGCGATATGGAGATTAATAAAGCAATTGAAACATTGGAAAAAGCAAAAAAACAAAAGGAAAATGAACGGCGTATGGATTTATTGAATCATTACCAAAGTTTACTCTAAGATTTATCAATGTAAATTATGAATGTAAGTTATGAATATAAGTTATGAATGTAAGTTATAAGGAAATAATATATTATTATTATAAGATGAGTAATAATATATTGAAAATAACATTTGACGCCTCTACTAAGAATGGAACTATAGTAACAGATATGAAATATACTCCTGCCCTGTCCAATCCTCAGTTATATGGTATGTTTCCTAATATTTTGTTTATTCCTTCTATAAAATTAAAGAGCGAATTGTTTGATAGTAATTTAGGGGTTGATGATATAAAAAAAATATTTCTCTCTTCAAACCAGATGAATAATTTCATTGTACGACTACAAGAAGAGAAGAAATATGAACCTATTTCTATAGCATCAGCAGAAAAAAAAGGGATTATTTATAATAACATTACTTTTGTTCTAGACTTATTTTTTACACCTTTTTACATTTCAAACGCCGATTTTAGTTCCTATAAAAATATATAATTGGTTATATTTGAATTACTTTAAATGTTTGGATAAATTTCGGAGAATGTAGATTTTTAATATTAATAGTTTGAACATACGTTTGTTTTTTATTTCATTTTTTTTTTAAACACCTTTTTACATTTCCTTCTTTTTTGTATTAATTAACCCAACGCATTAAACTTCTTGGTGTGCACTTAAATACTTTACAAACTTCTTCCTGTGTTTTGTCTTCTACTAAATAATATTGAACTGCTGTTAATTTATAATCATTACTTTTATGAGAAGGCATATATATTATTGATTTATTTTTTCATAAAATTGATTTATAAAAAAAATTGAATTGAAATACTTAAACATATAAGTATTACA